AATTTGACTTTCGCCAATGTGCATGCTCCATTGATCATTAGTTTTTGAGGTTTTAGTTATGCATTGGGCAAGCAAAGCCGCTTCAGGTTTATTTGCAATATCTTCTATTTTTTTAAAAATCATTTTAGACTGTCTAAAAGATTTTGAAATTATTCCAATTTGAACTCCTTGATTTAATATAGCATCAAGGAAAGCGTATATACCAGTAGTAAAAGATTTTGACATACCACGAGACCATATACCTAAAGTATAGTCGCTTTCAAACATAGCCTTAATAGCCATATGTTGAAACGGAAAAAGTTCTACACCAGATATTAAGTCCGTTGCAAAAGTTATATTTTCTTTTAAAAATTTATAAAGTTCGATCTTGGCTTCATCTTCTTCCAAGAAGCCTGTTTTAGAAAGCAGTTGTTTATTGAAATCAAGTTTTTTTTGCCTTTTTTGGCGTCCCTCTTCCCAGCTCATTCTCTAAATATTTTTTGGCAGAGATATTTATCTGTATCAAAAAATTTTGATGCAAAATTAATAACTTCGCTAGGTCTATAGCCGTTGCAACTATGAATATTAATATAAGCTTTTTTAGATTTAAAAATAAAATGAGCTGTTATTAGTGAATTTTTATTTTCATGTATTAGTCTAAATCCCTTCATGTCTTCGCTATGATCACCAAACGGATTAACAATACCAACAATCTCTTGACCTTCATCAATAATAGATGTAGTTTTTTTTGCAAAATCAATTATATCTGATTCGTTAAATTTTTTTTTATCGCAATTATCTAGAGTAATCGCTAAATCTAAAGACCATATAAATTTTTCAGTTTCCATTTATTTTTTTGTTTATAAAATATTGAAGATCTACTCTCCATAAATCTTTTCCATAAAATAATAATTTTGGAATTAATTTTTTCAACCCAGCTCTATTATAAGTAAACACAAATTGACATACATCTTTATATTCCTGTGATATTAATTTTAGATTATGCCAAATATAAGGAAGTTTATGTTTATGAGCTCCAAAGTTGTTATTTGTTTTTATCTTCTCTATACTGCTTTCTACTCCTATAAAAATATAAGAATTAAAATCTCTAGCCCTTTCTATCTCTCTTTTGAATCTTTCAAAATTATCTCCAGACAAAGTGCTCTTGAAATCTTGTTCGTTCTTCCTATCTATATAGGTGTAATCATAGCAATCTCCCCCGCAAGTGTAGTCGCCGAAATCTAGCTTCATGAACTCTTTATTTGTAAACTTTATTGGCTTCTGCTCTCTCGTATCTACAAAAATTTCCATTTGATTTTCTTCATCTTTTTCTTCGAAAAAATCCTTCGGAATATTTTTATTTAAAAATGGATTAAGTTTTATTTCCTTACAGATATCCGAGTAGCTTCCAAACACATTTTTGTACGAATCTATATTAGGAAATTCACACAATTCTAATTCAATTTCGCTTAAAGAATATTTTATATTTTTTTGATCCTTTCTTTTGATCAAAAGGTTTTTTATATAAGGTTTTACTATCTTTGAATCTTCTTTTTCACACCATTCAATTAATTCCTGTCTACTTATAAAATCTTTATTAATATAATCGTCCGCATTTTTAAATGGAATAGTTTTTCCATAAAGTTTACTTTTTTTAGGGTAATATTTTTTGTAATAACTTTTTAATTCTGTTTTGTGACCTCTTTTTATATGTATATGAAGTCCACTCTTTTTGTTGAAATCTTTTTCGCAAATTTTACATTTTAACGGCATATCCATTGTTTAATAAGAAATCATTTAGGGATTGTTTGTTGTCATCAGTCGTTAGTATTCCTAGCACTCTACCATACTTTCCTAGACCTTTTGATTCAAGGGTAATTTTTTTCGCTCCATAAAGGATGTGCTTTACTTTTTCCTTGGCTATCAAGCCCTTCTTCTTTTCTTCTTTATTTTTAGTTCTTGTTTCTGGAGTATTAATTCCATATAATCTAATTCTCTCTTTTATATGCACATTGAAACCTAGATCTATAATGGCATCAACCGTATCTCCATCTACAACTTTAGTAATTTCTTTTATATTATATGTATACATTATAAAACATCTTCCTTTCTTAATCCTAAAACCCTGGCTTTCCAGGAGTCCATATCTTCTATTCTGTCGATCTCATCCTCAACTAATTGTTTTTGTTTTTCAGCTATTTCTATCATTCTTTCTCTCTCTTCTTGTTCTTGAAAAGATTGGACCAAATTTAATATTGAAGCAAATTTATCTTGTTGGTTTTTCATCCTAGCAGACCTATCTCCGTTTAATTTTTTAATCAAAGACTCTTGTCTTTGTTCGCATTGATGATATTCGGCACTTTTTGCTTTTAATATTTCGGCTAGTTTTACGGACATTTCCGTTTGATCTTCCACCTCATCAAACATGTTGTTTAATTTTTCCATATTTCTTTGTATAGTTTTTAAGTTCACATAATCCACACAAACATTAATATACAAATTTATTTCGTCTGCAGTTAAATCTGGTTTATCCCAGACAGCTCTTACAAATTCTGCCTCAAATAGCTTTGCATCTTCACAGTTATAGGTGTTCATTAATTGAGTAAACCTTGGGGAGGATAAGTATTTTCTTGTAGTGCTTATGCTTTCTTTTTCAATTCTTCTTAATTTATCTAAACTCAACTCTTGATGGGCGTATTCATTTATTTTTTGAACTACTTTTTCATCGGATTTTGGCGGAGAATATTCTCCCTTTTCAATCGCTGTGGGCTTCACAAAATCAGGAGAATTTGTTTTTAAATACTCTGCGACAATTCTTTGCTCCATACTTAGATTTTTAACTTCTTTATCTTGAAAAATAAGTTGAGCAATCTGCAGGCTGCTTAATTTATCTCTAGCATATTCTTCTATTAATTCTTTTTGCTCTGCTGTTAGTTGTATTTTTTTGACTTTTGCATGTTCTTTGGTTTTATACCTATAACCTCTTTCTAGCATGTAAGAAGCTACAAGCTTTCCTTCTTTATTTCTGCCATCCAGCTTGTCGTTATTAAAAGCTAATTTCGTTAATTGATCTACATCTGGGATTTGTAAGTAGTTACTGTCTATAAGTTTTTTTTGTTCTTCTGTTAAACGTTTTATCATAAGAATATATCCCTTTTTTTTGCTATTTTTTCTCCTATATTTTTTAGTTGCATTTTTAAGTTTTTAATTTGCTTGTATCCAGCTTTCCTCCCCTTTTCCGAAGTTTTATATCCAAGCTTTAATGCAACTTCTTCTTCGGTCATTTCAGAAATAAAAAGCATCTCATAAACCATATATTGTTTTTCGTTTAACTCTTCTTTCATTTTGTTGTGGAAAATTTCTATGTTTTGCTCTAACGGTCTCGATAACTGATTTTCTACATTAATTTCTCCGTTAATATCTTCCAGGGATAAAGGTATTTTAACATTGCATGCATTCTTTTTTGACTTCGCCCATTTTTTATAAAGAGGGCAGGATTCATCTTGGCTGCCACTTTTCGTATAAGAGCATCCATTTTCTCCATCAGAAAGAGGGCAATTTGCACAAGGCTTTACGAAGCTATGATAATAATTCCTTAATATATTTTTGAATTGATTTGTTATTATTTTATTTATCCAAGGAAGCAGCGGTCTAGACTGATCCCATTGATCCCATTTCTTAAATATATGAAACCTTATAATCTGAGACACATCATCGAAATCTAACCATTTTAAAGAAGTAAGTCTCCACTTATTCTTCCTTTTCCTTATTTCGTTGTCAATCTCTTTTACTTTGTCTTCGTATCTTGCTTTTTGATCGACCACGCTTAATGTTTTTGATTTCCTCTTCGGAAATGTTTAATAATTCAGAACCTTTATATATTCTTTTTTCGGCGCCTTCGATCTCATACTCTAGACCCCTTAATTCGGGAACGAAATCTGACTCGCTATAATCACCATCATCTTCTTCTAAATTCTCTTCGTGCTCACGCCTTTTGTTTTTGGGTGGTTCTTTTTTAGGAGTAGACCCTTTTGCAAAATTGAATCCGCATCCAGCACAAAAATTTGGTGTATTTAGAATGTAAATATTTTTATGCCCACATTCTTGGCAGTATAAATTAGACATTGTTAAACCTTTGATTAATTTTTTCTGAAAAGTTTTTTACGGTTGTTAGATTCTTGTAATTTAAATATTTTTCATCTGAAAATTCTACTAATATTTTAAATTTACTTTCTTCGCAATTTATTGTTAATTTTTTTTCGCTTGAATAATTATTGGAAGCCTTAGATAGCAATATCTCTTTTTCGTCATTTTCCTCATCTTTAATTACTATAGTAAATTTTTTTATTTTATTGCTGTTTATTAGTTCATCGAAATTATAAAGTTCTTTTTTGGCCTTTCTTTTGCTTAAAAAGGACTGCAACCATACCGCCAAAAGTGTAGCTATTGAAGATATTAATGCAGGTAGAACTAATTCCATTTAACTATAATAAAAAAAATAAAAAAAATTTAAACTTTTTTTTATTTCATGTGTATCAATTGAATTTTCTTGAAGATATTTTCTTTACTATATACTTTAAAATTTCACTTCTCTTAATATCTGATTCTCTAAATTTAAAAACATGAATCCCCTTCTCTTCACTTTCTTTATCTGAGAATAAATCGACCATATCTTTGAATCCGCTTTTTCCATTGATATCACTCTGCATAAAATCTCCACAAATAAATAATTTAGAATTCTCTCCCAGTCTGGTTATTAATGTTGTCAATTCTTTAAATGTTGCATTTTGAGCTTCATCCATAATCACGATCTTATCTTTCCAGTCTGCACCTCGCAGAAAATTTATCGGCATTGCATCTATTCTTCCATTTTTTGTTAACTCTGATTTTAATGTATTATTTTTAGGAAGTATTTCATAAAGTTTGTCTTCCAGTGGAAGCATGTAGGGGTTAAACTTATCATTTAAATCTCCAGGTAATGCACCTAATCCTTTTTCTGCACTTTCTATTATAGTCCTGACATAAAGCAAATCCAATTCATTTTTTCTAGATAACAGTCTTAATGCCGAGTAAACAGCCATGTATGTTTTTGAACTTCCTGCTGGACCAGAAATAAATATTATTTTTGAATTTGAATCAAGAGATTTTTTTAATATTAACTTTTGTTTTTCTGTTAAATCAACACTATTAAGTGTGATTTTTTCGTTTGTGTTGATAAGCTCTGTGGCTGATTTAGTTTTTCTTTTGCTCATAAATAATTTTTTTTATTAAATTGTCGATAATCTGCTGTCGGTTTTTTTTACTTTCAAAATACCAAACCCATTCAATAGATTTTTGCATTTCATCTATTTCTTTTTCGATTTTCTCTAACTCTTTTTCTATTTTATCTATTTGTTCGTATGTAATTTCTTTTACTTCTATTTTCAATTTTTTTGCGCTATCAAGAAATTTATTAAAATTATTGTTTTTCTTTGAATCAACTATGTCTTGAAATATTGAAATATTTGAAGAGTCTTTGTCTGGATGAGATTTAACAGCCGCATCTCTATAAAGTTTTTTTGTTTCCTCTAATTCAAAAATATTAACAGCTCCTATTTCATCCTCTTTATCAGATGGTTGATAAGGATCTTCTAATTTATACTTCTTCAACTCTACTCCGAGCTGTTTTTTAAATTCAACAATAGCCACAGAAAAAATTTCCTCAGAATATTTGAACTCTTCTAGCCTTTCTTTCCAGAGAAATCTCAGCTTATTAAATTCAATCTTTTTCTTTGATAGAGTTTTTATTTTTAGATATTATTTGAATTATCAATGGAATGATGAAGAAAATTAAAACCACTAGGAGTATCTGACCAAACGCGAGCAGTGGTTCTTTGTGTCTATTTTCGGATTTTTGCTTAGAGAATGATATTTCTTTTTCGTCAATAACTCCATCTTTATTTATATCATAATGTTCTATATTGCTTTTTTCTAAATTTTGATTTAATGTTTTTTTATAAGAACATGAAAAAACTGAAAAAGCAAATAATATGCAAAAAAATATTTTAATCTTCATTTTTTTGGTTTTGATTGAGATATGCAAACAGCAATCCTTTGCTTTATATCCTTGTATTCTTTCTTCATTACTGGGTCGGCTATGCACCTTTTCATGAATTTGTCTTTATCTTCTTTTTTTTGTATCTTCGGTATGGGCATAAAATATTTTAAAATTTTATCATTTTAATTATATTATATATACACACCTTCGATCCGTAATTCATGTCAAAACCAAAATTATATTGTTTTTTTACTCCTTCTCATAAGGTTTTTTTTGAAAATTACTTAAAGCCCTCCGCAGAGGAGGAATATGATATAAACCCAATTTTTCATGAAGAGCAAATATCTCAATCTGGAGAATATAGAGAGATAGGCTGGAGGGAAACTCAATACAATAAAGTTCTAGCCTGGAAAAAAGCTTCTGATGAGAATTATGGAGAATCGATACTTTGTTGTGATGTGGATATCCAATTTTTTGGAAAAACATTTCAAAAATTAAAATCCTTTGCTGAGGGAACTGATATAACATTTCAAGAAAATGATTTGAAGGGTAAGATATGCTCAGGCTTTTTTATCTGTAATTGTTCTGAAAAAACTTCTGCATTTTTTCAAGAAGTCGCCGATAGGTTAAAAAAAATAATGAATCAAAAGGGCGGGGGCGAGCAGTATACTATGCAGCAAATTATAGATGAAGATTCATCTGATTGCATTATAAGAAAATTTCCTAGAAATATAGTATGGAATCCTGGAGTTAGATATTCACACATATCAGATTTAAAAATTCCCAATGATATTTTGGTTCATCATGCTAATTGGTGTGTTGGAGACAGCCTTAAAATAGAGCAGCTTAATTATGTTAAGGGCTTAAAAAATACTAGCCATCTAAAGTACGAACCAATATCTAAAAAAGAAAATAAATCTAAAATTGCATTATGCCTGTCTTCCTTGATTAGATTTTTTGATATAGCTCACGAATCTATTATAGAAAACATTATAAAAAGCTTACCATGTAAACCCGATTTATTTGGACATTTTCCCCTTCAAAGCCAAAGCAAAGAGAATATAGAATATTTAAAAAAAATTGAATCTTATTGCCTAAATTCATTTATTAAATTCGAAGAGGATGAATTAAATGAAAAGTATTTAAATTTTAATAAAAATATGAATGGGCACCAAAGAAATGGAGTTAAGGGCAACTTACTTCAATGGGTTTCCATGAAAGAAGTAAGAGATCTAAAAATTAAAAATGAAGAATTTTTTAATGAAGACTATGAATGGGTTATTTGGGCAAGACCAGATTTATATTATTTCAACTCTTTAGATAATATTTTTTCTCTAAAAGATGCTGATATATTTTTCCCCGCACATGATAATCATTTTTGTGGAATCTTTGATAGATTCTGTATTGGCAGATCAAAAATAATGGATAAGAGAATGGATATTTTTAATTATTTTGTCGAAAAATGGTATCCTTTATTTAAGAATGACGAATCCCATTTATATTACAATTTAAATGCAAAAAAATACCAATGGAATCCAGAGCTTGTTTTAAAAGATTATCTTAATGATGAATTAAAAATTAAACATAAAAAACTTAATTTATGCAGCGGCAAAATAAGAGAAGGTAAAAAAATTCGAGTACCCTTTTGGCACGAAGTTCAAGGAAACGGAAATCCAGAAAACATGATTCCTTGCGAGGAGGATATTGTTAATCCATCTGTATTAAAAAAGATATACGATTATGATAATACAGAATGGGACGAGAAGGGGGCATGGTTTCATATCTGTTTAGATTGATTTATGAAAAAGACTGCGATAATAGTTACATATTTTGGCAAATTTCCATATTATCATGAACTATGGGAAAAGAGTGCTAATTTTAATTCAGGAATAGATTGGCTTGTATTTACTGATCAAAGGAAAGACGAACAAAATAAAAACATTAAGTATATTAATTTTAATCTTGATAAAATTAATAATTTAATAAAAACCAAACTGTCTACCGAAGTTTCTATAAAAAGCCCTTACAAACTTTGTGATCTTAGACCAGCTTATCCTGTTATTTTTGACAATTATCTGAGTAATTATGAGTTTTGGGGGCATTGTGATTTGGATATGATTTGGGGAAATATCAAGCTATTCTTAAATTACAATTATATTTGGAAAAATGATATAATATCTGCAGACCATAGAAGAATTTGCGGACCCTTTACATTGTATAAAAATAATTCTAAAATTAAAAATTTACATAAAGATATCAAAAATTATTTTAAAATTTTAAATTCTGAGCAACCTGGCATAATAGATGAACTAGAATTTAATGAAGTGAATGAAAAAGGCAGATGTAATCAAACTTTGGATGGAAGTAAATATTCTGTATTTAGAGGCGTTCATGAAATTCTAGATGCTAAAATTCATATTCAAAGATACGGCAAAGATAGAGCTCCTTGTTTTTGGGAAAACGGAAAGCTTATCATAAAGTCTTTGTTGGAGCCTCTTGCTAAATCGAATCATATGTTTTATGGTTTCGGAGCTCAAAGCATGTTTGTTCATGTAAGAAAATGGCATTACATTGATTTAGAAACAAATTATATGTATCATAAAAATCACAACAAAGAAATTTTAGAAAAATGGCAGAAATTAAAATGAATGAAGAAAAACAAAAACGACGCAAAATGCTAAAGGAACGTCAGCATGAGCATATATCAGAAAAAGGATTCTGGGTTGGCCTGGAAACAAGGCTCGCTCATGCATATGATAATCCTTTGTGCGAGTCTATTAGCTCTTACTTAAAATCCAAAGGAGCTTCTAGTGTTCTGGATTTGGGATGCGGTTACGGACCGTATACAAAAAAATTAAGGAGCGAAGGGTTTGAATGCGATGGGTACGATGGTAATCCCGACACCCCAAAAATGTCTCTTGAAAATACAGGTGTAGAATGCGGTGTACTAGATCTTTCTGTACCCTTCTCTATGGAAAAGAGAGATTGGGTTTTGTGCCTTGAAGTTGGAGAGCATATCCCTAAAGAATACGAAGAAATACTTATTAAGAATTTACACGATCACAATAAGCACGGAATAATTTTATCGTGGGCTATTGAAGGTCAATCGGGATATGGGCATGTAAATTGTCGCAATAACGATTACATTATAAATAAATTCACTAATTTAGGTTATGAATTTGATGAAAATTCTACTGAGACACTTCGCTTGGCATCAAAATTAAAATGGTATAAAAATACTATTCTTGTTTTTGAAAAAAAATAAAATGGTATCTCATTCTCATAAATTTATTTTTGTTCATATTAATAGGACGGGAGGCAGTAGCATTGAGAAAGCTTTAAAAGATTTTGGCGGAATTGATAATTGCCCAGAAGGAAATTTCACTAGACATGACTTATCCAAAACCTTGTCAAATCTGCCTTATTGGAATGATTATTTTAAATTTACTTTTGTAAGGAATCCCTGGGATAAAGAATGTTCTGATTATTATTGGCACCAGAAATTATTCAAAAGAGGAAGTCGCAAAAATTGTGCAAAAACATTTGAGGATTACTTCGAACTCCCAGAGCAAAAACACAATAATCAATGGCACTCAAATCAATTAGAATGGCTGTTTTCCCATGATGGCAAAATGGAAATAGATTTTATAGGAAGATTTGAAAATTTACAAGCAGACTTTAATGAGGTTTGTAAAAAAATCAAAATAGATCCATTTGAGCTTCCTCATAAAAATAATACCAAAAAGAAAAATTATAAAGATTTATATACCGAAGACTTGGTTGATAAGGTTCGATATAATTATCGTTACGACATAAATTACTTTAAATACAAATTCAAATGAAAAAAATAATAGTAACAACTACAATTAATGCTCCTACAGAGGCCACATTAAGATTTTCCAGAATGAAAGGCTGGGATTTAATTGTCGTTGGTGACAAGAAAACTCCTCACGAAGAATATAAAAAAATAGATTGCTATTACTTTCATCCAGAAGATCAGGAGAGTAAGTATAATAAACTCAGTAATTTGATTGGATGGAATAATATTCAAAGAAGAAATTTAGGCTTCGTTGAAGCATACAATATCGGAGCTGACATTATAGCCACTGTAGATGATGATAATATACCCTATGAGAATTGGGGGCAGGATTTAATTCTGGGGAAAGAAATTGCTTGTGATTTATTCTCTTCTGAGAATGGGGTATTTGACCCACTTTCCGCAACCAATACTTCTGAAATATGGCATAGGGGTTATCCGCTAGAGCTTCTTGGTACAAAAAATAATATCACTTATAAAGGTAAAGTAAAGAATAAATTTATGGTGCAAGCAGATCTTTGGGACGGAGATCCAGACATTGATGCGATAACTAGGTTAACCGTAAAACCAATTGTAAAATATACCAACAAAGAGCCTTTTTGGTCTAAGCAGATTTCTCCATTCAATAGTCAAAATACATTTCTAGTAAGGGATGCGATTAGAGACTATGCGGTAATCCCTGGGGTAGGTAGAATGGATGACATTTGGGGGGCATACTTTTTTCAAAAATCTCATCCAGAGAGTGTTGTTTATAACAAGGCCTCCGTTTATCAAGATAGAAATGAGCAAGATTTAATAGTTAATTTGGAAAAAGAAATAATAGGTTATAAAAATAACTTAAATTTAATAAATGGTGATTTTGATACACCAAAACATATAACTGATTTCTATAAAATTTATCAAGAAAGTTTTAATTTATGAGTAAAATATTCCTACAAGAACCTAGGGTTGGCGGTTGCCCTCCTGCGATAGGAGCTGGTCATGCTTTTAGAATTTGGCTTAGCGGAAAGTATACATGCGAAAAATTCAATATGAAATGGATTCCATCGATAAAAAAACAAAGAAACTCTTTAGACTTTCATAAGCTAGAATTTCTCGATTACTTTGGTTTTAATAAAATCTTGCAAGAAGATCTTTTTGACGAATTCAAAGAAAAATTAAATATAAAAAGAATTCCTACGGGCGGGAGGGGTTCTATTAAGAATCAAAAACAAATTGAAGATTTTATAGAAAGTAATCAAGATTGTGATGGTTTTCTTCTCGGTCAAGAAAATCCAATTTGTTTTCCAATTTTAAAAAATCAAATGAAATTCATACAGGCCGAATATTTTGAAAAATCTATGAATTTTTTCAAAAAAACTAAAGGCTCCCATAAGAGAAGTTTGTGTGAGGAAAATTTTTTTAATGTAGCGATAATGATAAGGAGAGGGGATAAAGTTTTTATTCCAGATCAAAGGGATGAAGCTGATGAATGGTTTCTTAATAAAATGGAGTCAGAACTAGAGTTAATAAACCCATCAAAACCAATAAAAGTTTTTATTTTTGCGGAATGTTATAATGAGTCTTGGTGGTGGGAGGATCAAGTCTTTAATAAAAATCTTCCACCAAATAGACAATGGAGTATTAAGGATATCCATCCAGAAGGAAGGGGTGTTTTTGAAGATTTTAAGAATAAGAATTTTGAAAAAATTAAAAATGTATATGTAAATGATCAAGGTAGACCTGTTAATATTCAAAATATATTTAAAGGTTATGATGCTAGCCTTTATTTAAATTATGATCTTTTTTCTGTTCTAGATACTTTTATAGATTCTGATTTGGCAATATCCAGTAGACACGGAACAGCTAAATTAGGGAGAGTTTTTAGATAATACAAATGAATGACTTAGATTATATTTGCTATAAGCAAGTCCATGGAGGTTTAGGTAATAGATTAATTCAGTACTGCCAAGTTAAAATTTTCGCAGATTCTTTGTGTAAAGAAATTATTATAAATGAGAACAACCCATTAAAAGATGAAAAATATAGGAATCTAAATGATATTTTTGTTAATGACATTTTAGTTGAAAATAAAAAGCCAAACTTCAATATGGGGAGATCTGAGCATGCATTATCTTATAGAGAAAGATCGCTTGCTAAATTAAATATAAAAATCTCCAAAGAAGAATATAAGAACAGATTTTTTAAAAACATTAGATCTTTAAGATTTTGCCAAGAACTCATTTCGCTATCTGATGAATATATTGCAAATAATAAAATTAATCTTTCAGAAACTCTTGGGGTTCATATTAGAACAGATGACTTCAAAAGATTGCAATTTGATAAAAACGGAGTTTATTCAGATAAGCGAACTCCAGGAGGGAATTATCACATTGATATAATGTGCAACTTTCTTTGGGGTACGAAATTGCCTTTCGATAACATAAAAGAAAAAGAATTCTATTATTGGAAATATATTGATTATATCACAGATCGGATATTTGAGATTGCCGAACAGAATAAAGTTAAAAATATATTTTTGAGCGGGAAAGACCATTGTATAAATTGGCCCATTTTTTCAGTAATAGAATTTAAACTTAAAAACGAATATAATATAATTAGGGATCGTGAGCTACAGTTTCGCAACGACTCTAGCTCTTGGCATAGAGATTTGATCACTTTATCAAAATGCAAAGCTATAGCCGCTACATCAATTTCAACATGGTCAATGATGGCAGGCTGGATGGGGGAAAAAGACATTATTGATATTTTTAATTTGACTAAAAAGGGGAGTATGGAAATATATAGGATATGAGTAAAACTTATGTATTTGATTTAGACAATACTCTCTGTGAGACTGATGGAACATTTTACGAAAATGCAAAACCGATTCCTAGTAGGGTAAAGCATGTTAATAAATTGTATGAAGACGGTCACACAATAATCGTCGAAACAGCAAGGGGCTCCCATAGTGGTAGAAATTGGTGGTATTTTACAGTTGAGCAATTAAAAGGCTGGGGGCTAAAATTTCACACATTAAGGACTGGAGTCAAATATAGTGCTGATTTTTTCGTTGATGATAGAGGTATAAATGATAAAGATTTTTTTGAAAAAAGTAATTTTTCTGAAAGCGGAAGCGGAGTAAATACTAAATTAATTTTAGTAAATAGAGTTAGGAAAGAGGCTTCCAATGAAAGAATGGAAAAATTGATTGATGAAGTTAATTTTATAAAAAAAATACCTGATCAGTTCAAAAAACATTTTCCAGAAATTGTAAGTCATGGAGTAAACGAAGGGACTTCTTATTATGAAATGCAACACTATCAATTACCTTCATTTCGCAGTTTAATTTTCGCTAATCAATTATCTATTGAAGATGTTGTTTATTGGATGGATAAGATTACGAAATTTTCAATAAAACTTCACAAACACGAAACTATAGATATGCCCAAAAATTATATGTCTGAAATGCATTGGGATAGATATTGGACAAGGAAGGATGAGTTAATTTCTAAAAGCAAAGTTTTTAAAGATTTTTTCGAGCAAGATGAGATTATAATCAATAGCAAAAATTATATTCATCCTGATTTTATAATTAATGAGTTGCAAAAAATCGAAAGCGATTTGGTTCCAGAATTTATTGGTAGATGGTCTCATTCAGATCTTCATTTTAGCAACATTTTAATAGATAGAGAGAACGACACTTTTATATGTATAGACCCAAGGGGGTACGACTACTGTGATCCATATTACGATTTTGGCAAATTATGGCATTCTGTTAATGGCAAATATGAAATGGTCGCCAATGGAATGTGGGCCATAGATGGTAGCAATTATTCTTTGAGCAAAAATAATTATTATAAATTTTTAGAAGAGTTGAAGCTAGAGTTTCCTGATAAAATTTTCCAAAAATACAGTTCTGCTAAAAATAAAGATATAATGAAATTTGTTGAGTTTAACGAAGCTATTCATTTTATAACTCTAGTTCCCTTTCAATTGTGTCATGATGGAGTTGAAGACAAGGCTAGAGTTGCCTTTTATGTGGGTGTTGAATTATTAAACGATTTTTACAAAAAGTATGTCAAATAAAATTGAATGGGATTGCCCTGATTTTACGGAATCAGACATTAATTATGCAATTAAATCTTTGAATTCTTATATTGGAGCTAAGGGTCCAAATGTAGAGTTGTTAGAAGATTCTTTTGCAAAAAAAGTTGGAGCTAAATATGCTGTAGCGGTTGACAATGGAACAAATGCAATTGTTGCTTCTTGCATGGTTCTTAAGCACATGTTTGGGGAGCTTACGATAGGTGTGCCTAGTTTTACTTTTATAGCATCTGCAAATGCCCCGCAATTTATTTTTAAGAATATTAAATTTTTGGATGT